GATGACGTATATATCGCCCATTGTTCATTCCCGAGATTACTTCAACGCACGTACGCTGAGGATATACAGGAACATGGCATTGACAACGCCCAGGATTAACGCAGGAGCCGACCGGAGGAACATGGCGAATCCACGCTTGGGCGACACGGCCATCACATACAGCTCAAACAGCACCACGAGGGCAGCCGACACAGCCACCAGCCAGAAGATGACATAGTAATATGTCTCAATCGTGTCGTTCGATACTTTCTTCGTTAAGTCGGACTCGGTTGCCATTTATTTATGACGGCGACGAGTTTTGCGTCGGAGGTCTCCATCGTGCTTGGGATTTCCATCGAGGAACGAATAGACCCGAGCCATTGCCCACTGTTCCTTGCTGAGCTTCTTGCTATACGGGGCATTCACGCCCTTCTTGAAGGTTCCCTTCATTCGCACCGAGGTGGGGTTCGTCTTGTACGCACCGATACCTCGGTCGTACACCTGTTGGAGAATGGGGCGGGGAATATGCGAAATCTTGGCCAACTCTCCAACCGAGTATCCGTGTTCAGGAAGGTTGTGTTTGCGGAGGAACCGGAGACGATGTGTGTTCCTGGCGGTCTTGCGACGGCCACCTCCCGCAGTGTCAAAGACCTCGTGTAACAGGGCAAGCTGTTCACTTGCATCCATCGTATCTTCTCCATCGTCCCCAGCATCTGTGAACACCGCGATGGTTTCCAACGCATCACGCAGGCGTGCGACGAACACAGGGTCATCCTTAAGTCCGCGACTCTTAATCGTCATTGCGAATTTTGGGTCACCAAGTTGGGAAGCGATAGCACTCGCCTCCGGAAACAGCGTTCTGGGATCCGGCTCCTTCAGTTTTGCCACCAGTCGTTCAGGTACAACCCTCTTCTTGTCCGTCGCCGCTTTCAGTTCGAGGAATTGCTGCTTCACATTGGGATACGGTGTAGAATATCCCCATTTTGTATACGTCGCCTTCGCAGCCTCTGTCAGTGGATATAAATAGATGAAAAACGCCCCGTCCCTCTTGGCGTCTTCGACCAATTTGGCATGGAGTGCCTGACCAATGCCCCTGTGCTCAGGAGATGGAATACGGGTCGCACTGATTTCGGAGAGATATACGTAGATACGACCAAACCGTTTCCTGGTTTCTGCCATTAACCAACCGACGATTGTGCCATCGGACTTCTGTGCGACGTAATGCCGAACGCGGATAACCGTCTTGTGACTCTTTTCACATCCGTGAATCCAAGGAAGAACGCGTGGGTCAAAAGGTCTCGGGTCGCCAGTTTGCTGACTGTCGGCCAACCTTGCCAGCTCCTTGATTTTGGCGAGGTCGGTGGCACAATCATACGCCGTGACCGTATATGCAGGTTCGCGTGCCGCAGGAACCTCGGCCATTATTAACCCCCTAGACAATCTCATACCTGCTCACATCATTGTACGGTCCAATGACCGTGTGCAGCTTCCCGTCCTTCTCGAACGTATGACGCGTGACGCCGCCACGCCACGGCCCATCTGGGTAATCGTCCTCCGTCTTCACGAACCGGCCGAGCAACTCACCTGTCTTCTTGTCCTTGTACTGCTTGGTGGGATCCATTTGGGTTGGTTAGCGAGGTGTAGGTAAATTACTGGCGAGTTGTGGGCGTAATGCGTCCTTTATCGTGTTCCCGTCCTTCTCGGCTCGTTCCCACTCACCAGACTCATAATCAATTGTCTGTGTGGGGGATCCGTTGATATAGTACAGCGTGATGCGTGAGCCGATTGGATATTTGGTTCCAAGCCACACACCATGTAGCCCCGAAAGTTCAATCATTCGCCCCGCGACGCGAACTACGTGCGACATTTTGTGTATAGACTCGCAGTATGTTAAAATGTCGGAGTACCGGTAACTTTCAGCATTGACACGTTACCCTATAAAATGGACAGCGTCGTAACCGCCGTGATTGACAAGTTCAAGCAGCGGTCGGAGTTTGGGAAGGCAAAGTATGGAACGGACCTTGACCGTAAGGACCTTTCCATTCTTGAGTGGATTATCCACGCTCAGGAGGAGCACATGGATGCTATTTTGTATTTGGAGAAGCTGAAGGTCGAGTTGCGGGCTCAGAACGTGCTTACCGTCACTTCGACGGCTTCGGGTCGTTAGACTGACCTGATGAACTGCCATTGCAAGTATTCGCATATTTTGGCCCAAATCGTGTCATGTGCGATTAACCTGTCCCTCGACTTTAACAGCGGAAAATAGGGTCGGTACTCATCAAGGTCCAGCAGCTCCATGAACTTGTACAGGATGTACGAGTACGATAGAAAGTTCGTGCGGTCATTCGGGCAGTACAGCAGGAACGGAGCCTGAATCTCCTGGAACATGGCTCGGATTTTCTCCTCAATCTCCGGCGTAATGGTGGGTGGAGGATTGCCGTTCAACCGCGAAAGAATGTGAGCCGCATGCTCATAGAACTTGGAGCGACCCAGCTTCTTCAGAATCTCACGAATCTCCTTCTCCGTCAAGTCGGCAATGTTCGCAATTCGCCGCTTCTTGATTTCCAGAACCACCTCGTTCATCACCTCCTCGGGAATCATGGTCGACTCCTTGGCCTGAAACTGGTTCAGAATCTCATTGAGGTGGTTAATCTTCTTGTATGCGTAATTGTTCCTTTCCTTGGGCGGGTCGCGAAAGGACGGAAAGTCGGACACGACCAGCGAATACTCCTCAGACCCGCACTTCGGACAGACCAGAATGCCCTCTGAGCTAATCTCCTCACGGGCCACGTTACACCCAACACAATGCTCCGTCATTTGCTGCATAGCCTCCGGGTTGTTGGCCAGCTTCATGCGGGACACATACTCGTCAAACATCCGCTTCTTGGACGCACCCACTGACTCGGATGGCACGCTTGCCGCAAAGAACTTCATGAACGTCGCCGCATCCTTGGGTGTCTGTGCGGGTTGAGCCGAGGCATCCGGACGATTGTAATAATCCATCAGGATGTCCATGTTCTTCAAGTAATAGTCCTCCAGTGGGTTCTTTTGGGCTAGTTCGGCTTCAATCTCGCGAATGCGGGCCTCCCACCCGGAACACGTGACAACATCGGCAATCTCGTTGGACGCACGCAAGGACTCGACCCGAGCACGTAAAGTGGCCAATTCGGTCTCCAGTGCGGTATCATGAGACTTCGCGTCCCGTAACCCATTCACAACGTCCTGATGGACAGAATCAAGCGTCCCCATTGACGTGGAGTCCGCTTCCCGTGTTTTCCGGACCCTGAACACGTCCATATAGTTCGTCTTCCACTTGTTTCATGAAAGCAGAATTGTCGCAGATGATCGGTCTCTGCTTCCGGACGGCTGACAGCAGTGTCCGGAAGTCGATGCCAAAGTTCTTGGATACAAACGTCAAGACCAAGAAGGCCGAGCGATTGACACCTGCCTTGCAATGGACAAAGACCGTTCCATTGGTTGACCGCAGAAAGAGCCGCATCCAATTCTCAAACTCGGGGTACCAATCTAAGATATTGACAGCCATGGAGTCGATGGCGTGGAGTTCCGCATAGTTTCCCTGATGTCTCGTTCTCCACCACACTGGACAATCGTTCGCAAACGCACAATTGACCACATGGGTAATGCCATATTTCGCAGTAAAGAGCGGAGTTAGCTGATGTCCAGCGCCGAGCAGGATACGGGGATAGACCCACGCCGGCGGACACTGCATTGTGTGGATCACACACTATCCGAGAAAGCTTGAGATAACGATGTTCACAAAGTGGGCAAGAACCACCGACGCACCGCTCAGCACCGCGGCACCCTGGTAGCTGACCACGCCATTGGACGTGTATGCCGAGGGAATGTACTGGAGGAGCAGGTTACGGGGCGTGGCCAGAGACAGCACAAATGTGGACACAAAGAAGGCGACATACAGCTGGAGGTTGCGAAACATGAAGGTCATGGCCGGCAGCGACGGCTTGAACGACGGAGCGAACCCAGTGGTGCTCGGACCCGGACCGCTGGCCTCGGGATACACCGGCGGAGCAGACTGCGGACCCTGCGGACTCGGGAGGAGAGCGTCTAACGATGTGGAGCCTTCCATTGTTTATGAACTAGACGGGATTTCGCATTCAGCGTCTTCCACGCGATAGCGGTAGCACTTTCCATCGGCCTTGACGATTTTACTTGTCACTTCGCTGACAGGCATAGCCAGGGTCTTCATGACTCCAAAGCTACGGTGGAACAGCAGCACCGCCAACCCCAGGCCGATGATGAACGAAAAAAAGGGTGCTCCGCGGTGAAGCACATTGGTGATGGGCACCTTCATTACTTCTGAGATGCGAGGAGATTCAGAGAGTCGGGTTCGGATGTGCACGGCACCTCGGTCGACTCAAAGCGAACACATCCAGTGTCCGTGTGGAATACCTCGCGGTCACCTGGCTTCGGAACACCGACCGACTTGCGTGTCGGCGGAATAAACACCGTTCCAATCACGAATCCTGTCAACAGACCAGCCACCAACCAGGGAAGTTGAATCAGCATCCTTATAACTTGCCAAGTTTATCCACGCTGAGCATTGTGAGACTGTTCGGATGGGGGTTCTTCTTCAGGGCCTCAATCGGCCGAACCACTGTGAACCAAATCATCAGCTGAAGGAAGAGTCCTGCGATAGGTGCGAACCCAGTTGTGATTGTCATGATCGCACGCATCAGCCATCCATAGACGGGTGTACCTCCAACATACTTTGCGAGCGTGGCATTAATCTTCGAATACTCGCACAGTGCGGCGAGGGCACCCATGACCAGTGCGGTCAGTCCAACGACATACTTGGAGAAGATACCGAGATTCTCCGTTGTGTACTTGGTCGGGTCGCCCGCGGCTCCTTCCATCGGCGTGAGTTCAATGCCAATGTAGGTCCACTGAGTGTATGTCCAAATAACCATCACGGTCCAGAAGAGGGCAAATCCAAAGAGGAACGAACCCTTGGCTGCGAACATTCCCATGTCCTTGAAGATTTCAGAAGGGGTCTGAATCAGCCGACCAAACACTGACCGCCCACCGATTGCCACCTTGTCACCTCCGTCTTCGAACTTCTCCTTTGTGGGAACAGGAGGCGGTTGAGCGGATCCAACCTTGTCGATGTGATGCGGAATACCCTTTTCATCGGTGTAATCCACAACAAGTCGAGGAGGAGTCAACCGCAAGGCCTCCGCATCTGCGGGCGTTACAATGCGGTTATCCTTCCGCAAATCCGCATCGAGTTTGGCCATGGGCAGTTCGATTGCTCCGTAATTTTCTGCTTTGATTTTCTCGAGGATATCTCGGACGTCGAGCGTTTGCGTACCGACAATGTAGTCGGCTTTCGTCAACTTGACCTCGCCCATTGTTAAGTAGCAAATACGAGATTTGCGAGACCGCTCACGATACGCAAGTAGTTAATGGACTCGACGTACACACCGACGGTATACGTGTACAAAAAGATGATGTTGTTATTCGCAATCGACGGAACGATGGAAATCACCTGGTCGGGCGTGTACAAGTACGACCCATCCGCCTGCGGCAACAGGTCTCCAGGTGGAATCACCACTGGATTCTGACTGAGCGCAGTCGACTTCAGAATACAGACTACGCCCTGAGAGGCAGCGGTCACGGAGACTGGCAGTGGTTGCTGAAGAGAGACGCGAAGAACGACCTTATTGATCATACTTCCATTCAGAGCGCCGCTGGGCTGATACTGGTCATTGTTCAGGGCAAACGAATACATGTAGACACCCGGAAGCGTAGACGGCTGTTCACCGGTTGTGTGCTTGTACTGCTGAAGCAGAGAGAAGTAGGTCTTTGGCTTCGTCTTGAATCGCTCGTTGCCATCGAACAGCAGCTGACCATCCACAACTGCATCGCGTGGAGACACTGATGAAATCTGATACTGGCCAGACGAGTACAACAGGTCACCTATCGCCGGAGTTATAGCCGAAAAGGGGGCGCGGTTCGAACTCGGCCAATTCGTATAGTTGTCCCAGTCGTTCATCGATTGTTTGTCCGACCGCTGGGCGACGAAGACAATGCGGGTCACCATGTTGAACATGGGGATTTCCAGGTCCGTGTTCGCACCATACTGACCCTCCTTGATGACATGAGTCACCTGCTTGAGCAAGAACGTCTGGTCAGCGGTTGCGAGCTGGTTCATCTCCATGTCGGTCAGGTAGATGAAGTTGCCTTCCAGATAGGGATTCGCATAGAAGGTCGTAACTGCCGCGGAGGATGAAACGCCTGCCATGGTCGGTGGGGTCAAAAACAGACCGATGGGATACGAGCCCGTGGGCTGGATACGCTGTCCATAGGTAGTATTCGCGGGATTCACGTCAATCACTGTATACAGTTGGTTCAGAGGACGCAGTGTTACATTGATGTAGGTCTCTGAGTTCTGCATCGACACAAGCGGAAGTGCCAGACCCGGGTTCTCCGCGAACCAGAAGTGGAGAGGAATCACCAGCTGACGAGAGCGAATGGACGGCTCCGGCGTGACTGTGAAGGGCATGGTCGTCGGCAGCGAGGCCGGAGACACTGCGTTAGGGTATTGGTTGACCCGGTCATACGCATTCGCAGGGTCGTACATCTCAGGCACATTGCCCACCATCTGGTTCACAACGCGACGTTTGGCGGCATCGTGCGTCATGTACGAGTACATCTTGAGCCACTCACCTGTGAGGCTCTGAATGACCACATTGTTCGCCACCAGGTCCACGTGGTCGATCATATTGTACCCGATGTTCTTGATCCACTGGAACTCGTAGCCAAGTGCACTGCATCCGCTGTCGTATCCAGATGGGGGCTTTACCGATTGACCGTTCACAGTGGGTAACTGCACCATCGGCGACCAGATGTCAGGCATCGTAACAAACAGATATGTATCGTGAAGCAGCTGGGCATAGCGGTCGATGCGACAGCTGAATGTTCGCTTGGAAGTTCCATTCAAGTCCAGGTTAGCTGCTGAAAAATCCATGCGAACAGACTCCATGGCAAAGTTGGTGTACCGACGGTAGACAGCTCTGAAATGGGTCATGGATGGGTTGCCATTAATCAGGTGGTTCTGGGCCCCCACCTGGGTCAATTGCATTAAACCGCCAGGCATTGTATCTTATCCATATGATTGTTTAGACCAGAGAACCTGCGAGAGGTACAGCTCCCTGGGCAACTACGCAGCACGTTGAAGTAATCGTCTTGCCACCCGGCGTTGTGCCAGGAGCAAGAGTCGCCGGACCAACGAACCGATTGTATCCAGCTGCCTTGTTCCCCAGAACAGCCGTTACGACATAGTTGTATCGGCGGTGAGGAGGAGGAGGGTCCTGAGTAAACGTAGCAGCAATGATGCGCCGCTTTTGAACGGACAGATAATCCTGTGCAGAATTGACCTGCATCCTATTTATACAGAGCCGAGAGAATCCATACAATGCGCTTCGTTCTCGTCAGTACACACGTCGACCAGACTACCGGATACTCAAAGGTGGTCTCCAATCTTCTCAACCAGGCTGCTACTCTTGCCCCCAAGGTCAAGACGTTTCACTTTGGATTCCAGCGTCATCCCGAGCGGAAGAATATCCGCAAGACACCGGAGGGTATTGTTGCCTACGATGCGGCGGCCAATGAGGACCCGAAGGAGGAGGGGTTTGGGTTCAACAAGATTCACGAGTACCTCGAGATGGTCGGTCCGGATGTGGTGATGATTTACAATGACCCGATGATCATTGCTCGGTTCATCCAGGCCATGAAGTTCAAGAAGGGCGAGACACCGTACAAGCTGTGGCTCTATGTGGACCAGGTGTATTCTGGAATTGCTCCTCCGCTCATGAAGGAGATTACCACGAATGCCGACCGCGTGTTCTGCTTTACGGACTCGTGGGCCAAGACGTTCACAGAGTATGGTACGGACATTGAAATTCCGCAGGTGATGGAGCACGCAGTGGACTCGACCATCTTCTCTCGTCTGCCCCTGGCCACGCGTGCGGCTCTTCGCAAGAATGTGGGTCTTCCCGTCGAGGCGGTTGTGTTCCTGAACGCCAACCGTAACAGCCAGCGGAAGCGTCAGGACCTGACCATCATGGGTTTCGTGGAGCTTCTGCGTCGTCATCCGGACAAGCCGCTGTGGCTTCTCATGGTGACAACGGTTGACCCACAGAAGGGTGCTCACTACGACATTCAGCGTATCTTCCATGACCAGCTGGTTCGTGCGGGACTTGACACGAATCTGTATGCGAAGCGGATGGCCATTGTGGATACGGCCCCACCCAACATGCTGAGTGATGAGGGTATCAACCAGATTTATAACATGTGCGATGTCGGTATCAATACGTCGGACGGTGAGGGCTTCGGTCTGTGCCAGCTCGAGCATCTGTACACAGGTGCTCCTCAGATTGTCACGGATGTGGGTTCGTACCGTTCCTTCCTGCCCACGACGGTTACGCAGTACATTCGTCCGGGTCCGCTGGTCTACCAGGCGGCTGCGATGCCCCTCGGTCTGTGTGCCCCCTCGTTTGACCCCGCTCACGTGGCCGATGCGATGGATGCGGTGCTTGAGAAGTATGCCGACATGCAGTCCAAGGCAGCGGAGATGACGTTCAAGACCTGGAACGACGTGTGTGCGGGCTGGCTGGCTGACCTGCGGGGGGCGGCCGTGTAACTACCCCAGCCAGTACTTAATCTGCGTGTCGGATATCTTCGTTCCGATACGCAGTAACCGCTGGTTATCTTCAAAGGCCTGACCATCAAAAATCTCCTTGGAGTCAGGGTCCATAAAGTATACAATGTCCTTGATTTTCAGCTTCTGTAACCGCCGCTTCTTCCGCACCATGTTGCGAAGATAGGTCTCATCCAGGTCATCGGTCTTGATGGACGGTTTGAATGCCAGGTCTTCGCCTGTGGCCGTGGTATCGAACCGCATACACGAAATAGCCGGCTTCTCGCGAGAGTGAAGTTTGCGATGAATCTCGCAGTCCACTGCCGACTGTTTCAGGAGAATGGAGATTCGCTGATTCACCTTGTCCTTTTCATACACCTTCTCATACAGGTACTCATCTGTGGACATGAACGTCTCCACAGCTGGGTCGCCTTCATACCGCTTCATCTCCACATCGGACTTGCGAACAGCGACAATGTTTGGACCTTCCGCGCCCTTGGACTGAGACGGCGAAATGACGGAGATATACAGACTAATCTTGACCGTGCGTTGGTCAATTGGCAGCGTCGCATGGGAGCAGATGCGAATAGCACGACCGATAACCTGGTCGTGACGAGCCGGGGTCCAGTGCGGCTCCATGATGTGAACATGACGGACATTGGCTAGCGTGATGCCCTCCGCGCCACTTGACGTGGCCATCAGCATGCACAGCAGTTTCTTACCACGCTTCTCAATGCTCGTCTTCAAGCTGGGAGGAAAGTTGTTCTCGTAGCGATTGTTAAGGATCTGACGCATCAGCTCACGGATGTCCTCCTTCTCTTCGCCGGAGAAGAAGGCATAGGCCGGCTTGTCCTCCATCTCGTCCTCCTGCCACTGGCCGTTCTTGTTGGTAATCTTGTAGGGCTGCCATCCATTCGCATCGAGAATGGCGGCAAAGACACCTAATCCTTCAAGCTGACGGTACTGCGAATAGACGAACTGATTCGGCCACTCGGCACCGGTGCCACGCGTGGCCTCCACGTTGGCCAGCATCTTTCCCAGCTTGGGACTGTACTGCTCCAATGCCTTGGCAGTCAGGTACTTTCCAGGATTCGCCTTCAACGCCGCAAGAATCTCCGGCTTGTCGGGGACATCTGTTTCCTTGACGACGTCGCGATACTCCTTCTCCACCTTCTTGGTCAGAGCCTTCAACTCGGGCGGCACGGCAAAGTTACAGGCCAACCGAGAAATGACACGATAGGACCCACCATCATCGTTCATGCTCAATGCCTTCTTCGCATCAGCCTTGATTTCAGCGAAGCGAACATCGAGATACTGCGTGAATTGCTCGGGACTCATGACGACCTTTTCCAGCATCTTGTCGTCCTCCACACGTTTGGGGATTAACCGCTCGTCGGCACCCTTGAAATACGACACCAAGCCCTGGATACGCTTCGCGAAGAGCAGCGGGTTCTTGATGTTCAGCCCATCGAGAAACAACCCGGCAAACTCCTCGAACTTGGTGGGCAGGCATTCCAGGTTCTCGCTTGTCACGCGGTCAACGGCAATCTCAGCCCCAAGCTCGCCGGTCAGTTTCTTGTCCCATGTCTTGACCCAGTCCATGGCCAGCGGAACAAAGGGAATGTCCTTCTTGTACTGTACAGCAATGCGGTCGCCAGCTTCATTGTACACGGAGCGAAAGTGAGGAGGGTTGCGAGTAATCAGCACATACTTCTTCACGGCATTGAACTCAATCGTATCCACATCGGGCAGAGCCTTGAAGGCTGTCTTCATCTTCTCCTCGTCCCATGCCCCCGCCTTGCCAAAGGGGATGGTGATACGCTCAATCGGACCACGCAGCAGGTTCATCAGATAGGCAATCTCATTGGGGCGATTGATGACGGGCGTGCCCGATAATCCGACAATCTTGCAGTCTGTGGCCTTGTACACGGCATCGTAGAGACGACGGGCAATCTCAGAGGAATTGACGATACGCGAAATCAAGTTGTGAACCTCGTCGATAATGACCACGCAATTGTTGAATGGGTTCTCGGGGAAGTGTCCCTCGGCATCGGGTTTCGGAACAATGGCATCGATGTTCTTGGAGCTGAGACCATTGTAGTTGATAAAATTGAAGCGTTGTCCAATGATATCCTCAATCTGGGCCTTGATGATATCCTGAGCCGTCTTGGGCAAGTCCTTGAAGTTCGGGTTCTCGCCAGCGACAGTCACAAAGAACTTGCCTGTCCGGTCCAGGAATCCATCGGAGATGCTCAATGCCTTGGCCTCGACACGGGACTGGTCATTGAGAGCCTTTTCCCGCCAGTGCTGCTCAAAGGCGTAGATGGGGTCGCCGCACTTTCGCAGCTCAGAGCGGTAGTTCTGTTGGAGGGACGCCGGGGTCAGCACATAGACCTTCTTGTAGCTCATCAGTGACTCGGCGACGGCGATGGACGTACAGGTCTTGCCTGAACCCAGTCCGTGGTAGAGCAGGATACCCCGGTACGGGGTCTCAATCATCAGGTAATCGCGAATCAGCTTCTGATACGGAAACATCTCGCGGGCATTCGACTGCTTCAAGCACAGGTCGGCATCCTTGTCTTCGGCGTCGAGCGGGTCGCGGTCTTCCTTCCGGTATTTCAGAAAGATGCGAGTAATGTAGTCGGCGAACGCTTTCCGGTTCGGAAGGACGAAGGACATTGTTTTTACCTGGTATTTGATAATGGAGCCGCTGACCCGGAAAAACCACCGCATCTGGATGGTGTCCATCTATCTGTTCCTGATGGCGGCCTTCCTCTACATAAAACCGTCCGTCGCCTTTGGGCGTGAAGGGCGGATTCGTCCGTTCGGGACTGAGGATAAGGAAGCCACCGTCTTCCCTGTCTGGTGGTGGGTCTTTGTACTGAGTGTGGTCGCCTATTGTATCACAGTCTACCTCGCACGTTTTAGGTTTGCTTAATACAATGGGCTGTCCGTATGCGAATATCTTTGGAGCACCTGGCACGGGTGCTCACGCAATCCGGTTCATGGGCGTGGCGGTTGTCGACACAACCCTGACATTCATGCTCGCAATGTACACGACATGGGAGTTTGGTGGCAATGTGCTTCTCCATTTCCTATTCTGGGTAATAATCGGCGAACTCTTCCACTATGCCTTTGGAACACAGACCGCACTCTTGACGATGCTGGGAGTCAGGGCGTGCTCTCATACGTCTTAACAATGTTCTCAAGCACATCCAACATGGCCATTCGCTCAATGTGATGAGGGCGAACATACCCGCGGCACTCTTCGAACGTCTTCCACCCAATTCCGGAAATCTCACGCCTCTGCATGTGTGTCATCTTTTGACTCACATTCACACGCTCCGGAGCCGTTAGCAAGGCCACAAAGTAGATGTGGCGATACTGAATCCCATTCAGGCCCATAAACGTCTCCTCCAAGACAATGTCCTTGACAAGAGTGTAGGCCTCACGCGGAACATTGGTTTCCTCATTGAACTCACGAATCGCACATTCCACATCTGTCTCGGTCCGGACCCGCCGACCCTTTGGGAACCCCCATTCAGGTTCCTTGAACGGAGACATGTGGCTCCGCATCATACCCTCGCGGTCAATACGAGCGAAACGGTCCTTCGAGAACATGTACTCCGGAGACGAGTGGTCATCACCCCACAGCTGATTCCACAGTGCGTCAAATGACTCGCACACAACAGCCGTCTGTTCTTGGAGTGTCATATTGCTAAAGAGTCGACCCACATACGCATCGTCGGTTGGGTCGTACTTTCCCCGCATAAACTCCGCAAAACTCATACTGTCCTTCCTTCGGATCATTAGGACCTGGACAGTACTCGGGTCCACCGGCATGGACGCCTGATTGACCAGGACAATCCCGCACGACAGCACGGGCTGTAAACAGTGCTTAAACACATGACCTCGCTCCCCACAGTTATTACAGAACATTGGTGCCTGACTCCGTTGTAGAGGCAGTGTTCGTTTTTCCATTGTTATCTTGAATACCTTTCCCTTGTAAAGCATAAATATGGGAGCATCTCCATCCAAGCCGCCGGGTCTGTCCCTTCAGTTGGCACCCTCTGGACCCAAACCGACCAACTATATGGGCATCTTTGGTGCGATTCTCGGAATCGTCGTAGTGTTCGCACTTGTCGTTGTGGCGAGCAGGTATGCGGGTCCCTCGGGAGGAGTCGCACTGGCTGCGGACCAGGCTCCTACGGAGATTGATGGAAAGGTAGGCGCAACCATTCCATCCGTCGTGTCTGGATCAAACACAAGTCTTCAATTTTGGATGTATATCAAGGACTGGAGTTACAAGTTCGGACAACCCAAGCCGGTGATTGCTCAGACCAGCTCAACCAATCCGGGTACGAGTGTTCCGGCTGTCGTGCTTCACCCGACAGACAATGCCCTTCAGATTTCCATCAGCCTGTACCCATCGGGAACGGATATCAACACTGTGAACGCGGGAAGCGGAACTGCCCAGCTAATCACGGTTGAGAATGTTCCTCTGCAATCCTGGTTCGCAGTTTCGATTACAACCTATGGTCGCAATGTGGATGTGTACATCAATGGCCGCCTTCAGAAGTCCGCGGTACTGGACGGTGTGCCTATGCCTGCGTCAGGCAACCTCATCATTGGTGGCGGAGGTGGCTTCAGTGGCTCGGTCTGCACGGTTCACAGCTCGTCGACCAAGATTGAGTCCTCGGATGCCGGCGCGTTCTTTGGCGCTGGCACCGTATGCTCGAGCTCGACACCGGCGGCGGCTTCTCAGCTCAGCAACCTCTCCCTGTTTGGATACACGTTCGTGTTCGGTGTCAAGGACAGTGCCGGAAAGGACGTTGTGGGTGGCTCGAGCTCGGATGTATCGGGTTGGTTCTCTTCTACCAAGTAATAATGGCTGCACCGCGAATTCTCCTCAAATGCCCAAGCCGCTCGCGGCCAGGACAGCTGATAACAACACTCAAACGCTATCTTGATATGGCTACCCGCCCAGACCTGATTGGGGTTGTCGTTTCATGCGACGTAGATGACGTCACCATGACTGGAGCCGACATCCAGCAACAGCTCTTTGCCGTCCTCAATCGATTCGCATGGAACGCACTGTATTATGGCGCAAGCACAACCAAGATTGAGGCTTGTAACGCGGATATTGAGAAGGTAGACTATCCATGGGACATTGTCGTCCTGGTGTCGGACGATATGATTCCCGAGGTTCGCGGATATGATGAGTACATTCGACGCAGCATGACCCCAGACCGCGATTGTATCCTGTGGTTCAATGATGGGTTCCAAGGTACTCAGTTGAATACCCTGTCCATCTATGGGCGTACCATGTATGAACGATTCGGTTCCATGTACGCACCCGAGTACAAGAGCTTCTACTGCGACACGGAGCTGACGGACCTTTGCAAGACCACCCTGCAGTCAAAGACAATCTACAATCCGTTATGCATCATTCGTCATCGGCACCCGGTCCTCGGCCACAATGTTGCATTCGATTCGCTATATGTGCGGAACAACAAGTACCTGGAAGAAGACCTTCGCACGTATATTTCGCGAAAGACATATGAGTTTGACCTGTCGATACTGATTCCAACTCTGGTCGAACGCCGTGCGAAATGTGAACAGTTAAAGGCAACGCTCCGTGAGCAGTTTGCCCGTATCTGCCCGGGGCTCCGACTCGAAATCGCTGAGGCACTCGACAACCGCGAAATGAGTGTGGGCATGAAGCGTCGGAACCTCCTGGCCAATGCCAAGGGCAAGTATACCGCATTCATCGATGATGATGACTCTGTGACTGACGCATACTTCGAGGACTTTCTGACCTGCTTCACGCAAGGAAAGGATGTCATGCGGATTCGAGGACAGATGTCCGAGCACACCTTTACGCACAGCATCGACATCCCTCTGAGTGGAAAGCTCCATGTGGACGGCGTGTTTGTGCGGCCGCCTAACCACCTCAATCCGATGCTCGCAGACATTGCGAAGCTTGTTCAGTTTGAAGATGCCACTCGTGGCGAGGACCTGAAGTGGACGATTGACATTGCGAAGACAGGGTTCCTACGGAAGGAAACACAGTCCGACCCGAGCCGCATTCACTATATCTACAATATCGGGGGACGTTCAGTACCCGCACAGGCAATCGAGTACCAAAAGACGCATACGTACGAAGAGTGGATTAAGATTCTTCTGATGCCGGCGAAGAAACCCGAAGTGAAGACAGGTGGTCTGCGTCTCACTTCGAGGGGCTTTGTTTCTAAGTAAGGAACAATGGAGATTGCACTTGGAGGACTTGGACTTGCTGTCTTGGGTGCCGTTGCGTGGCGGTCATCCACATCGACGGACCCGACATCCGTGCCGCTTCAAGGAGGAACTCAGAGCGGAAAGGTTCCGTATACGTCCACAGCAACTCTTCCTCGGTCCAATAACCAACCGGAGGGGGCGACCTTCAGCTTCGAGGGCTGGTTTGAGGTAAATGATTTCACCTATGGAAATGGCACTCAGCGAAGTGTCTTCAATCGGGCCGACTGCCCCGGTCTGTACCTGGCAAGTCAGTCGGGGTCGATTCTGGTCACCGTGGCCACCTACGGTGCGACGGAGTCAGTGCTTATTGACAATGTTCCCGCTCAGAAGTGGATTCACATTGCCATTGTGGTTACCCAGTACACGGTCGATGTCTACATCAATGGACTTCTTCGTCGCCACCACACGCTGACACAGCTTCCCAAGCAGGAGGATGCGCATACAACCATCGGCGGCTCCAATGGATTCGACGGTCAGGTGGGCGGACTCACCTATTATTCCCGTGCACTTTCGGCTTCCGAAATCATGTCGCATGCCGCTGCGTCTCCGCCGACCTCGCTTGTCCATGGTCCCGACTCTGGCCAGTACTTCGACGTGACCTGGTACACGGGGCGATAAAATGTAAGCGGGTAGTAAATGAGCTCCGGTGGACAAAATGGCACAGTGTTCAGTGGACTCCAGGGCATGCGTCTGCGTGATGCGTCCGACGTACTGACACAGACAAAGCTGCGTTTAGCGTATATCACGAACATTCCGACTGGCTCAGGATATTCGGGTGTGAATGCTTATCGCTCCAAGGGTATCCAGAACAGCTACAACTTTCTCCTTCAGGTCCAGGAGGGATTCCGTGAGTGCGCAGCAGTGGCCGGACAGCCGTTTGCCTTGACAACGGGTACCGTGGTGAATGGAGCAGGTTCAAACGTGACCGTTCCCAATACAATCCCGGTTACTTTGCAGTACCCGTGAGGCGTGCCTTCCGTGTCTTCTTGAGAAGGGCGGTTATCTTCGCACGCTTCGTCTTGTCGTTCTTCGGGTTGTAGGTGAAGAAGTACTGGACGAAATCAACAGACTCCTTGTTCTTTCCAATCTTGGCAAACATTTCCACGCGTTCACGACGCATGTCCAGCAACTCCTTCTGTTTACCCAGGCACTCTGCCGGGGTCAAGAGAGCGAACCTCCGCTTCGGCTTGTCAGCCGCCAGCTCCATCAGCCGCTGGGCCACGCACATCAAACGGGTGATTTCATCCTTCGTGCCTCCCGTGTACGCCAGGGCCAGGAAGAACGTCAGTGTGGTCGGGATACTGGCGATGCGAATCCCGTCACCTGTCGTGTGGTAGCTGTGGCACGCCTGTGTCTCGTAGAACTGGTACATCACCGCGCCGTTCTTGTCAAGCACATCTGTTCGCTTCGGAAGGATATCCGTCTCTTCGTGGACAATTGTCTTGTGGCCTTTAGTGTGCTTCTCAATCTCCTCCTTCTCTGCAAGAAGCGAAACGGGTGTGTACCAGACCGCCTTTTTCTCATGGCGAGACACTGCAGAGAACCCGAGGAGAACAATTGGGTTCTTCTTCAGCATGTGAATCACATCCTTCTTCTGCTCCATCGACAGCTGGTCCGGTTCTTTGGGCTCATCCGTGCACAGAATGGGATAGTGCTTGTTCAGCAACATGAGGCGAGTGTACACCTTTTCCCAGCGAGACACATCACCCTCGGGACGCGACAACTCCAGATACATGGACATGCGAAGGAAATTGGGGTGGACATAGTGGATGCCGTGCCGAGTAATTTTCTCCTTCCATAGATGGTCGAACAGTTTCGGTGCGAGGAACGTCAGGTCCGCCACACCGTGGTAGTCGGCAAAGACCTTGTAGGTTCCAAGGTGGACACCGGGCTTCATCTCCACGCTCTCAATGCCCTTGGCCGCAAGCTGGTCAGAGATAATGACGCCATGCTCCTGAGGTGTCTCGCTGAAGAAATCGTAATCCGGCGTCTCCGTCGAGCCATAAAACTGATCCTCCTTGGGAAGCAGGTTGTTGATAGCCGTGCCACCGTAACAAAGGACGCGGTGCGACTTCAGAAAGGCTTCAACAATAACTGTGCTGATTTTAATTGCCGGTGCCTCGGCGTCGCGAGCCGCAAGCATCTCAGCCTGTTTCTCCGCCACTTCGGTGATGCTCGCGAGGTCGCTCATTAGTATACCCTGTCAAAAAACGGATGCCCTTTGTTTTTTCTCGGGAGGCAGCAAGATGCCTAGTCGTTACAATCTTCGCAAGCGTAACACGAATACGACCTGGGTGAAGGATGAGACCTTAAAGGCCGAGTCGGACTCAGACTCCTCAGAGGATGAGGACTTCGAGCCGGATGTCGACGAAGAGGATGACGACGACGAAGAAGAAGACGAGGAAGATGAAGAGGAAGAGGAGTCCGAAGAGGAGGATGTCCCCATCATCAAGCTGCCCAAGGGATCCAAGGTGAGTGTTCGTCTTCACATCCACACCGTTACCGACGGAAAGGCACAGCTTCACATCGGAGAGTCAGAGGATGAGGAGTCTGAGTCCGAGGACGAGTTCATCAGCCACCTCAAGAAGAAGTATGGAGGTGGAGGTGGCCAGAAGCACCGCGAGTCGAGGCGAGATGACGCACCGGCCATCGAGCTGAACGAGGATGAGGAAGAGTACTTCGGAGACTTGTCCAAGTCCAAGCGTCGTCGTCTCAATGAACACATGAAGCGGCTGTCGTCGCTCATTGAGGAGGGCGATGTTCCCTTCAAGTTCCGTGTTCTCGAGATGCCCATCCCCGATTCGCTTAAGGCTGCGGTCATCAAGAAGATTGACATCCTGAATGAGATGGATAGCTCAGAGGGCTACAAGCTGCGGACGTGGGTTGAGTCGTTCCTTCGCATTCCCTTTGGCAAGATGGTCACGCTGCCCGTCAAGCTCTCCGATGGCCCGGAGCCGTGTGCCAAGTATCTGGCCGAGACACGCGACATGCTCGACAAGGCAGTGTACGGTATGCCCACCGCCAAGACGCAGATTATGCAGACACTGGCCCAGTGGATTTCCAGCCCCGGGTCGCTGGGCAATGTCATTGCTCTCAAGGGACCGCCGGGTGTGGGAAAGACGAGCATCGCCAAGAACGGTGTGGCCAAGGTTCTTCAACGTCCGTTCGAGTTCTTCTCGCTCGGTGGTGCCTCGGACTCGGCCAACTTTGTGGGCCACTCCTTCACATACGAGGGGTCCATGTGCGGCCGCATCGCAGACTCGCTCATGACGGCCCGGTGCATGAACCCGGTGTTGTATTTCGATGAGCTGGACAAGATCTCCACCACGTCGCACGGCGATGAGATTGTGTCCATGCTCATTCACCTGACGGACCGGTCGCAGAACACGCAGTTCCATGACCGTTATTTCGCGGGCGTGGACTTTGACCTGAGCCAGTGCCTGTTCGTGTTCAGTTTCAATGACGAGTCCAAGGTTCACCCGATTCTGCGTGACCGCATGCAGGTCATCAACTGCTCGGGATACAATGCGGAGGACAAGAAGAACATTCTGACCAAGTATGTGTGGCCGCAGATTCTGGACCGCGTTCAGCTGACGGGCCAGTTGACCCTGACAGAGGATGCGGTGAAGTACTTGATTGAGGAGTTCAGCAAGGACGAGGAGGGTGTTCGCACACTGATTCGCTCCGTCGAGTCGCTGGTGACGCGTATCAACCTGCTCCGTATTGCTGATGAGAAGACGGCGAAGGACTATGTGTTCTACAAGAAGATTACGCTGCCGTGCACGCTGGACGTGGAGACGGCTCGCCACATTCTGAAGGATACGGCAGCGGTCACGAATGAGTCATGGCGTCAGCTCTACGCTTGAATCCACTCCAAACTCGACACGGGAATGTCAATCATACGCGGATTGTCGTCCATCGTCGAGAAAATGCAGGTGAGTGTTGTCATTGCGGGGTCGGGCATGCAACCGATGCAGTACTCAATCGTCTTGGCCCGGAAGACAAAGGGACGGCTAATACATTTTACCCTGTAATTCTCGCCGAGACGCACGAACAAATGGAAGTACTTGCGAGGTTGGCAGTACTCAACTGTATGAATCAGCGCCCACGTCTCGCCAGGATACTGAGGAGGCTGGAAGGCCACCGCCGAACCCCGGAAATGCTTGAAGTACCACGGTGTATCGTGCATCGCATGGACGGCCAGCTCATTTCCCTGGAATGTCCCGACGCGGAGCGGGTTCCAGCTGTAAATCACGTCATCTGTCCCCTCAATCGCCAACCAATTCTTCTCACACTCTTGGTTCCCAGGAGAGTCCATCATATAACAGTCCGTATACAGGCCCTGAACGGGGTCGTATGTAGACCGGAAGATGCGAATCTTATCCGTGTACCCCCACGAGGTCGCGGTACACTTGAGAGTTCCATCCTTCGAGTGATAGACGCGCACATCCTCGAGTCCCACGATGTGAGCTCCCGGTTTCCGAGTCAGTGCGACAGAGTCATCTCGCATCTTCGTTGTCTCACCTGTTTCGGGATTGTAGAATGCATTCTGCGTTCGCACCGTCGAGTTCTCGCGGACCACACCGTTTTCCTTCATGAGGTAACTGCCATTCTGAGGGTTGATGGAATAGTTCACAAAGCGAACATTGTGCATGACCTTGCCATTCACTCGCACCATGGACACCGACGTGGGATGGTAGTCCTCGCCGAACAGGTCGCGGTCAATCGGATGAGCCTTGGATGGGAAGGTCAACGGCTCGATATAGAAGTGCATGTTGGTATACACATTGTCCTGGTGGGGGCGGTCCTTAAGGAGATACTTCACCGACTCATCGAGGCCGCGGCGACACTGCCCAATATAATAGAAGAGAATGGTGGCCTCGTACTCGAACAGGCCATTGTACGTATCCGTCTCCACAAACAGTGCGTCGCCTGTCATGGGGATGTTCAGTCCAATCTGTGTGTAATGATATGCCTTGTGGTGCTGAGAGTTCTCGCGGAAGTACTTGGCCAAACTGTACATCGGCTCAGCGCGGGACGGCCTGCGCTCGTGAGCCTTGAGCATCCACTGTTCGAACTTCGGAATATTCCCCAGAGCCAGCCATGACTTGCCAATCATGTAGTGACTGTACCACAGCTCTTCCTCCCATCCACCCGCAGCAATCCGCTTCTTGTACATGGCAATGCACTCCTTCAGACGACCAACACCATTGTACGTCTGAGCCAGGTAGAACATGTACCGCCCGTTCTCCGGCTCGTCACGCAGCCCCTGCTCGAGAAGACGGATATCTCGCTCGAACTTGTCTGCCTTACATCCGCCATCGTTGCGGTCGTCAATATGGCACACGGAGAGCGGAAGGCTCTTGGTCGGACCATCCCAGTACTCGTGGGTCACACCCCTGCACGTCCACGGATGCTCCATGTGAACAATGCGGGCATTGGGGTACTCGAGCGTTCCCGCCTTTTGGATCACCGTGTACCCAGACCGCTCCAGCGGTTGTGTCTTGAGGGTTCCTGGGACAAACACCATATCCGCGTCCAGTAGCAGACCAAAGGTATCCGTCAGGTCCCACCCGGTCTTCTTCAGATAGTTCTGTGCGTTCTGAAAGCTGACTGTGCGGTTGTATCCGAAATCCTTCCAGGGCTCGTGCGTGAGACAACCATCGTGTGTCTTCAGAAACTCGGTCGCAATCGCACAGGACTCATCCGTCGACCCAGTGTCGCAGATACAGAACGCAGACACGACGTCAGCCACCGCCTCCAGACAACGCTTCAGGATTTTCTCTTCGTTGCGAATCATGAGGATAAGAACGAACGTCGGCATCTGCGTCGGTTTAGTGAAACTCATTGACTCGTCTGTAAACAAATGAGCACTGAATTCGTCAAGTCCACTCTTCGCGAGAACCTGACCCGCGTGCTTGTCCCGCACGTTGCCGATGGTCTTTGGAGCATCTATGATTCGGCCAAGGGTGCGTGCGACCGCAACGGACAGACCGACCAGATTCTCAAGACATTCCAGAATCTGTTAACGCAGATTCCCAAGTGGAGCCCGGAGACCCTCCAGAAGGAGGTTGAGCGCATCATCGTAGCGTCCAAGTGCGAGTATCTGGAGGACCTTCTGCTTGGTGTGTTTGTCAGTTACATTCGTGCATTCGCTACGCTGCAGCAGGCGGAGAAGGCACATGTTGACATTGACTTTAACCGCCCGTCGGTGGGAACCTTTGTCCACAAGCTCTACAACCAGTCGGCACGTCTTGCATGGTCGTCGGCGTATCTGTTCAAGACGGTAGGCGTCATGTCCGAGCAGCAGGCCCGCAATCGTCGCGAGATTGAGACGATGATTGGAGCTGCGATGAATGAGGTCATCGACAGCTTCATCCCGTGGAAGGATATCAGCCGTGCGTACTTTCAGAGCCAGTCGTCTGCTGTGGCACAGGAGGCCCCGGCGGCCGAACCGGAGGCACCTGCGGCTCCGGCTCCGGCTCCGGCTCTCGTGGAGGCACCTCCCGAGCCGCCGAAGGCAGTTCAGTTCGACGAGGAGGAGGACGAGGAAGACGAAGCCCCGGCGATTGCCCTCGGCGAGGACATCAAGCTGGACGATTCGGAATTCGAGACGGATGACGACGACTCTGTCAAGCTCGAGCCCAGCGAAACAGTCTCGCTCAATTTGTGAGTAGAAAAAAGTGGACTCCGAAACAAATGACATCCGAGCTGTACACGTATGGCATGATTGTGGGGGCGGTGGTGGTGGTGGCAATTGTTCTGTATGTAGTGGATCGTCGTGGCAAGGAGCAGCCGATTGATGTAACGGATGCCGCCAAGGTGGGTGGCGGTGCCGGTGTACTCACGGCCGGAGTTGTCTATGCCCTGGGTGGCGCCGATGCGGCCGAGCCCATGGTGACGGCTGTGCAGGATATGTTTACCGGCAAGCCGTCGTTCTAAAACTTTCTGGATGAATAAACAAAATGTTCATGTCCCTGTACGCCGCCGTCCTGTTCTTTGTTCTGACCCCGGGTGTTCTTGTCTCCCTGCCGCCCGGTGGCTCGCGCCTCACCGTCGCCCTGACGCACGCGGTTGTCTTCGGCGTCGTGTGGGCCCTCACGCACAAGGCGGTGTGGAAGACGCTCGGCATGAAGTAATTTACTCCGCGATTACCAGCACCGGAGTTCCCGGCGGGACGCTTCCCACATACTGACCAAACTTCAGCAGTTCCTTTCGGGGAACAGCGGATTCCTTCAAGTTCCTCGCAATCGCCTTGTATAAATCGAAGCCATGGTAGCGGTCGTGGTTGTCACCCTTTGCGCGGAAGATGACAGACGAGCCGTCCGGAAGCGTCGTCCAGTGTTTGAACATCTCAAACAGTGGATGAGTCGTCTCCTGCTTCGGCCCCAGCGGAAACATATCCCAGAACATACTCGATGCAAAGCGAGCCAAATCAAAGGACGGATTCAGGGGAATACGCGGATGTGTGTTCGTGTAGAACGGCTCAATGTTGTACTGCCCCGCCGCTTCCTCATCATCCTTGAACTGCGAACTCATGAAGAACCGACTCTCCTTCATTCCCGTCATACGCACCGAGAAGGACGCACGGTCAAAGTCGATAATCTTGATGAGCACGCCAAAGGTGGGAACGCGATATGTCACCCCATGGTGCTTGTAGGCCAGGAACTCCTCAGTCGTCGGCACATACATCACATTGTTCCCGTGGAGGTCATTGTGGACAAACCCGAACGTTCGCTGAGCATACGCCAGAGCAAAGACAATCTGGGCCACCCAGGCCGTGTGATGTGCCGGGTCACTGCTTGTCTTGAGGAGGTCGTAGAAGGTCCCCGCACACTTCTCCATGACGGTCGTCACAACCGGCACTCCGGAAAAGGTTGCCCAGGCAAAGTCCTCATCTTCCTCGCTCACCGTAGACTCGCCATCCGCCTCCACTGTGCTGTCCGAGCATCCGCAGGACTCGATATCAAACACATCCTCCTCCTCTGAGTCCTCGTCATCGCTCTCCGACTCGGTGGGAATCTCATATTCCTCCACAACACCCATGACCGTCGGTTCCGCCACAGGGTCGGCCAGCACGTCCTCCGTGATTAACTCAATGTCCTCACCGACCTGAACCGCAACACGCTGACCGCGAGTGTGCGTAAAGGCTTCCCCGCCCGCACCACGCAGACGCATCTCAAACGTCTTGCCGATATTGTCAACAAACCACTTGCGATCACACAGTTCCTCATAGTCATCCGAAATATTGACCTCGTGCTTGGTCGCCATTGCCGCATAGAGACCATACACACGCGGAAAGTGTTCGCACTCCGACACGGACAGGACTGCGGATGCTAACGCACCTACATAGGCAGCCGTGTGCGGGCTCTGCATCTGCTCGGAGTAGCCCCTTGCCGTCTCTGCGGGTTTAGGCAGTCCAGGTGCCGAGTACTCTCCCTTCATGGTCTTGAATGGACTCAGAATCATGGTGGTCTTGCGGTGAACAGGCAGTGTCTGCCCCTTGGTCGTCTTGATATGGTCAGCATCTACGACTGCCTCCACTTCCTCAGGAAACTTGATTCCATACTCAGACATGGACGTCAACTTTTCTGTCTTGAACAGCTGCTCCAGCGACGGAAAGAAGGGCTGCGGGTGTTCAAGATTCCACGCATCGGCCTTCAGTTTGGGTACGCGATGAAGGCGGAGGTCGACGGACTGGGTCCTCAAATCTTTCACCATTGTGTTGAGTGCGGGGTAATGAAACATCGTAAGCAGACGCAGAACACTTTCTGCGGGTCAACACAAGATGAACTTCCAGCTTCGCAAGTTCAACATTGACATGCTCAAAGACCGATGCGAGATTGATTCTCGCAAGAGTCCGATGATCGTCGTGATCGGAAAGAAGGATACCGGCAAGTCGTTCTTGGTTCGCGATATCCTCTTCAATACACAGCATGAGTTCCCGGTTGGCACGGTGATTTCAGGAACAGAGGTAGCCAACGAGTTCTTCCAGCACATGGTTCCCTCGAAGTTCATTCACGACAAGTATTCGCCTCAGATTGTGATGAACGTCATCAAGCGACAGATGAACGTCAAGCAGAATCGTAATAAGGCGAAGAATGCCGGAGGCGGGAGCTCGTCCATTGACCCGCGGGCCTTCCTGATTCTGGATGACTGTTTGTACGATTCCAGCTGGATCAAGGAGGAGTCGACTCGCTATGTCTTCATGAATGGACGCCATATCGATATGATGACTATCATTACGATGCAGTATCCGTTAGGTATCACGCCAAACCTGCGAACGAACGTGGACTTTGTCTTTATTTTGCGTGAGAACATTCTCGGAAACCGTCGTCGTATCTACGAGAATTACGCAGGTATGTTTCCGACCTTTGAGATGTTCTGCACCTTCATGGACCAATGCACGGAAAATTACGAGTGCCTGGTGATTTGTAACAACGTGTCCTCGAACAAGTTGGAGGACCAGGTGTTTTGGTACAAGGCCGCAGACCATCCGCCATTCCACATGTGTGATGCGTCCTTATGGGCTAACAATCAACCGTTCAACTCAGCTATCCTTGCCGCCGACCAGTGGGACGCGAACGCCGCGAAGAAGAAGAACGCACCTTCCGTGTGGGTGCGGAAGGACGGCGGTGGCGGTGCCTCCTAGTGCGACGACGACGACCACCTGCTGGAGGTGCCACCGCGGCCAACCGTGCGGCCTCTTCATCTGTTCCCGGGGGAAAGACATCTTCGGCGTCTAATCCTGCACGAACCACTTCACCAGGAGCCTGTGCAGCGGGAGCTGCGGCGGCCGCGGCCTCCTCTCCGGCAGCAACCACTTCGCCAACGGCTTCTTCGTCTACAGCTGCATCCGGGTGGTCGCTCATCCATGCGGTCACGGCAAAGACAGTAAACGTAAAGATTGCCGCAGGAACCGCATCCGCCGCCCGTTCGGGGATGGTGGACGTGGCGATAAAGTTATTGGCGATACGTGTGGCGGTAGGGATAATCTTATCGATATTAGCCGCCGCATATGCATAGAGTCCTGTGCCCATAGCCGTGGCCGCAGCGGCGACCTTTCCAGGGTTGTCGTGAACAGCCGCCCTGAGTTTCGCGATAAGGGCATCCTTGCACGCGCCTACCCACGTCTGTGCCGAGCCCGCCGCTGACGCCGCCGACTCACTTGCCTGCCCAACCCTCTGTATCATAGAGTCTGTTGCACTACTGAGGTGTGCCGTGGCCTCTTCGGCCGCAGCCGCCGCGGCAACAGACCCACGTCGCTCAACTACGCCTCCGTAGCGACGACGACCGGCTGACTTCGACGGATGGTAATTGCGAATCGCGGCTTCTAATTTAGTTTCAAAGTCAGCCATTGTTCATTCCCAACAAATTACTGCGTTACTCCCGAAGCACGCCCTCGGACGGGTGAACGGGCATGGATGCAGCCGAGACGACATCCTCGAGCTGAGCCGCACCGCCCGTGTTCGCACGGTTCACGCCCGCCGCCTCCAGAGCATTCGCCTTGCGACGACGCTCATTCTCCTCCTTCTGCTTCTTGATGGACTCCTCACGCTGGTCGGCAAAGAACATCTCCTTGTTGACCTCGTTCTCCTTGTAGCGACGCATCAGCTCGTTCAGCTCCTTCTCAGCATACTCAACCTCCGGCATGAGATGCTCCGAGGGGTCCCACGGCAGCCACGCACCGACCTTGCCAATGTACAGATTGTCCTTCGGGTAGCGACGCTGAAGCACCTTGGCGAACATCTGGGTCTCCTCGACCGACGCGAAGCAACGACGCACCTTGACACCACGCATGTTCGTCTGGAACTCGACCTTGTTGTCATACATCTCCTGGAGGTCCTTCTCATTCTTGAGCTGGAACACTGCGAACTGCTCCTTGACGTCCGTCGACTTCACATCGGCATTGTGGACCTTCGTGAACTCCTGGGCATCCTTGAAGAGGTCGTCCACCTTGAGGCTGTACTTGGTCGCGAGGAAGGCCATGAACTTCTCCATGCCCTTGATCTTCCACTCGTAGTCCATCCACTCGATGAACTTCTCGAACATGAAGTGCTCCTTCTGCTTGATCACCTTCTCCGGGCTGATGAAGGAGATGATGCAGTACTTCTGAGTCGGGATCTCCGGGTCCTCATCCAAAAAATCAACAGGGGTTCCATCGTCCTCGGTCTTCGGAAGAGTATACGGCTCGCGGGGCATTGTGTTACATTAAGCTTCTACATGTAAGTTCCAGGTTTTTCCGCGTTGTATCTTGGCGATACATGCCCTTTGTACACCGTATAGTCCAGCAAGACGACGCTGACTGAGTACGTCTGGGTTCTGTCTGATTTCATTCACCTGAACGAGTGTAAGTTTCGCCTTTCCATTTGTCTCGCCGCGGGACTGTCGATTTGCCCTTACCTTGTCGTCCATATTGTCCTGAAGCGTTCCCTCGCGAAGATGGTCTGGGTTGCAACATTGTGGGTTGTTACATGAGTGGAGTGCAAGCATTCCATCACCCAGGGGTCGACCCAAAGCATGTTCTAAAGACATACGATGTGCTTTTATGTTCTTACCTGCCATTCTGACCACACCATATCCCTGTGCGAACCTACACATCGACCATTCCTTACATCCAGTATCCGTTGTTGTCAGCTTCGACTCAAACCACTCCCAGAACTCGTCATCTGTCATATTACGTCTACGAACGTTCATGCCTACTTATCTCAGGCTAAATTTATGTTCCGTTTTCATAAATGTATGACCTCCTGACAACCGCACTCCTCTTTGTCCTGCTGACCCCCGGTGTCCTCCTCTCCCTCCCCAACAGTGCTCACGGTGACATTGTGACCGCCCTGGTTCACGCCCTCGTATTCTGGGTTGTTCTGCGTTTCCTGTCGGGGCTTGTCCCGTGGTGGGGTGTGTGGCTTGCTGCGGTTGTCATCATTGGATACAAGTTTTACACACCGGCTTCGTCTGGCATGTAAAAATTGTCGCACGTTCTTAACAAATGTCTGATTCTAAGCCCAAGCCGACCTCGTCTGGTGTTGATATGAGCGACCTGCTTATGCGTTTAGTAAAGTACGCCCTTGAAGGATTGGCAGTTGCCATTGCGGCGTATGTTCTGCCGGGCAAGACGCTCAAGGCGTCGGAGGTTGGCATGATCGCCCTTGTCGCGACAGCCACGTTCGCCATCCTCGACATCTACGCCCCGAGCGTCGGTGCGTCGGCTCGCACGGGTGCTGGATTCGGTATCGGCGCCGGGCTGGTTGGCTTCCCTAGCGGGGGGCTGAAGATGTAACTAGGTTGATAGAATTCACCACTGCCGTTGTCACTGCACTCGTAACTAGTGTCGCATACCCAGACTGCGTGGTCTGGCCAATCGTGAGGAGTGTTGAGCACACTGGACTCGCGGTTACAACCAATCCCTTGAGAATATCACTGAACCCATGCGGCATGCACACCCAGTTGTGAGCCGCCATGCTTGCGTAGTGAACCCCGTAATTGACCGCAACCCCAAGAAGAATCTTGCCCGCGAGTTCCATTTACTCTTACCTTACATTCTACACGCAATGAACCCAGTAATTCGTTTTCACAGCCGCTGGATGGAAATCCGTCCGAGGCCGTATGAACCCGAACGCATGACCACGGACGTGGCGTGGATACAGATGAAGGAGGAGGTGAGTCCAGAAGAGGCCTATCGCATCTGGTACGAAAAGCAACGTAGAATTTCTCGCTTCCTTCAACAATGTGGGTCCAAGTCGCTCTCCTCGTCCTCTTCTTCGCAGTAGTGTATCGCTTCTGGAAGACGCAGCCGAAGCGAGAGGTTAAGGGGAACACTGCCCGGCTGTATTTCTTCTACACAACATGGTGCGGGTATTCGAAGAAGGCCATGCCGGAGTGGGAGCAGATTGAGGCAGAGTTGAAGACATCGCCGGTGTTTGGCAAGACCACGGTTGAAGCCGTCGGCGTCGATGCCGAGAAGGACCCCAAGACCGCGTCGCTCTACGAGGTGGCAGGCTACCCAACCATCAAGTTGGAGACCTCAAACGGCATCTACGACTTCGACCAAGCTGTCACTCACGACAATGTTATGGAGTTCCTTCGCCGTACGCTTGGTAAGGAACCGCATCGTCTGTGAGTAGCCCGCCTCAATCATGCGAAGTTTGTCCTCGTCCTTCAGCTCATCAAGCAAATAGATTCCATCGATATTCAAGTTCACCGCATCGGCGTGGACGCGGACTGAACGCAGTCCCGCCCACAGTGTGCGAACCATATCAAAGACCGAAATGGCTTCGAGCGTGGAGGGAAAGATGGACTGCTTGATGTGAGCAATGTCTAGCACCAACGTTCCCTTGGGGACGGCATCATACATGTTCTCCGCGTAGATGCCGCCATCAAGATACAGCTGATTGTGAATGACCTGAGGATGGAAGATAAAGGGCAGACAACACGACGCCTTCATCGCTGCCAACAGCGAGATGTTGCCGGTTAGCAGTGTGGGTCGCTGTGTCGTGATATTCGATGCGAGAAGATACAGCTTCTGCGGTGCGTCGGAAATCATCTTTCCACGCAGGTCGATTCCAACTTCATCGAATATTTTCAGGAACATCTCCTCCATTAAGTCCTGCGTAAACAATCCCTTCTTCTGCATGAAGGCGAGAATCGTCGCATACCGAAACGAAGGCAGAAATGCGGAGGTGTTGACATATTTTATGCACACCTCTTCTATCTGTTTGTACGTCAATCCAAAGGCCACGCCGGTGGCAATCACCGCCCCCACCGAACACCCGTAGACACCGTCGGGAAAGTTCAGATTGCCCTGTACTTCCTCAATCGCTTTCAGTCCCCCCAAAATAAGGAACCCGCGAATTCCACCTCCGCCAAGTCCAATCGAGCGGAACATTCTAGTAGTCAGAAGTAAGCATGTTGAAAGCCAGAGACGTTATTCAGGAGCAGGAGAACCAGCGAGAACGTCGGATGTCCGCCATGCGTCCAGTGCTGGCTCAAATCTACGCCCAAATCAAGAAGCAGGCCATTCACTCGCCTGACGCACCGTACATTGTCTTTGAAATTCCCAAGTTTGTGTTTGGATATCCACTGTTCAAGCTGTCGGAAGCCCGCGAATACCTGTTAGCCACGCTCACCGAGTCCGGATTCAGCGTATGGCCGGTCAATGACGGCTATCTGCTCATTACATGGGCCAAGCAGCAGATGAACCGCGGCCGCCCGAGTCTGTTGACACAGTATCGTCCGATGCCGTATGACCCAGTCATGCTCGCAAGCATGAATATGAACAATAACTGAAAACGAAAAGTCATCTTCACACACTGAATCATCTTAATGAACTGTGACCATGCCGACACTACGTGTGCTGATGGTGAGCGTGTTTGCACAATTTGCGGAACGATTCTGGGGAGCATTGTCGACGAAGGTGCAGAGTGGCGAATCTACTCGAACACCGAGGACGACCCCTCCCGCACCGGCGGGGTCACGAATGAACTCCTACCGGATTCATCCTACGGTTCGATGATGATGCGTCGTCGTATTCCCGGACAGTCGGAGGAGTCCAAGACCATTGCGAAACTGTCATCGTGGTCGTTCTCGAGTCACGGTGAGCGTTCGTGGATGGGTATCTTTGATGCGATTCAGGCATCGTGTGGAAGGATTGGATTGCCCAAGGCCATTATTCACGATGCCTGTGCCTTGTTCAAGCAGGTGGAGGATGCCCGCAAGTCCCGAGGAGAAACTCGTAGAGCCTTGATGGCAGGATCTGTCTTCACGGCCTGCCGTCAGCACAATGCAACGCGAACCCACGAGGAGGTGGCGGCACTCTTCCATGTCTCAATCCGTGCCATGTGCAAGGGACTGAGTCGATTCGACGGCGAGGTCTCGTCGGTTCTGAATACACAGCTGGGGATTGCTGAGCGTATCTGTGCTGACCTAGGCGTTGGAGACGCAGACCGCGATGCCATTCTGCTTCTGTTGAACAAGCTGCCTGAGATGGAACATACCCCCAAGACCATTGTTGCTGGCGTGATCTCCCATGTGTTGGGCGGTCGACTGGCGGAGGTCTCAACTGCATCGGGCGTGTCCTCCGTCTCGATTCGCAAGATGACAGAGAAGCTTATCCGATAGGGAAGAAGGTGACATTGTAGAACATTGTGACATTTCCCAAGAAGCTGTTTGAAATTGTGATATTGGCGTTGGAAACGACAACGGAGAAGTTGGGCGTGGCGACGATTGTCATGATGTTGCTTGCGGGCCAGGCCACGTTGCTTACGTAATTTGTTACTAGGTAGGACGCACTGTACACGTATGCAGGTGACGTCGCACTGCTATACGCAAACACTGTGACAAGACCGTTATTTTTCAGTGGAATCGTTATGAAGCCAGCCGGACCCGGGGTAGATCCGGCAAGGCTCACACCGGCCGTGCCACTCTGTACGGACGAGTATCCAGTCGCAGCAGACACCTGATTCGAAACAACGACGTTTGAAGCAGACACTTGACCCGTGACCGCGGCAGACGCTGCACGTACACCACCTCCGACAATGACGGTCATTGTGCCACCTGGGCGCGTGGGATTGATATTCACAACAGCGTTCGTTGGCAGCGGGCCATTTCCGTCGCCGATGTCGAAGGCATTCGACATGTATATCTGGCCATATCCATCTTGGGCCCTGAAACTTCCGACCACATCGAGCGTATATCCCTGATTCGGGTCGCATCCAATCGACAGTCCATTCTGAACACGCATCCATTTGGAGACATCCAGTGTGAGATTCGGCACTGTGTTCGACACAAGAGAATTACCAACTCCAGCATTGCAGACGTTCGCATTTGTATTGGTGCTTCCAATGGACACGACGCCGGTCGAAAAGTTTCCGGCAATGAGGATGTTATTCGACGACCCAACCATGAACAGGTTACTGGCATTCGAGAAGCTTGGGTTGGGTGTTACTCCGTCCACGAGGGTATATCCTGGAATATTCGATAAGTTGACCCCGTTTCCAATGAGTACGTTTGACGACCCAATCATACCTACGCCGTTGGATGACCCGATAAAGATGTTCGAATTACCAGTTCCGCCTGCGTTTCCACCGATACAAATTGTGTTGCTAATGTTGGATAGTCCGACATAATTCGTTGTTCCAAAGAGAGTCCCTGTAGAGTTAGCAGTGCCAATGAGGATACTGTTGACAACATTGGAGTTGGACAGTCCGGCTGACACACCGATGACAACAGAGTTGCAGATAGACTTTGTAACACCCCCCGCCTGGAACCCAATGAACTCGGAGTTGGAAGAGTTGGATGTAGCGGCGGCTGCTCCGATTCCGACAGCCGTATTGCTCACCGTGTTACATGTGCCAGCAAACGCGGGCAAATTGCCAGTATTGCTCCCGATGTACACGTTGTTACTGATGTCACCCGCATAGATAACGCCAAACCTCGCAGTGCTGACCGTCAGCGTGTCCACGTTGGACATATTGAACTGAGTGGAAAAGGCCCCTGTGTTGGAGTTCCACGTATACACCGGTCGGAATACATAGGGCAAATACGACTGAACGTTGGTCGTACTACTCATTGTGATATCAACATACTTTCTCGTTTAGGCACTTTTCGTGTGGTATAGTAATGGCACTCTTCCCCATCAAGCAGTCCGAGCAGCACCTGTTTCGCATGTACAAGCAGAGCGTCGCGGTCTTCTGGACGCCGGAGGAAATCGACTTTTCGAAGGACCTTGCTGATTGGGCGAAGCTGACTCCGGACGAGAAGCACTTTGTGACCTATGTTCTTGCCTTCTTTGCGGGGTCGGATGGAATCGTCCAGGAGAACCTGGCGTCTCGGTTCCAGCGTGAGGTGAGTTCGCAGACAGTGAAGCTCTTCTACTCGTTTCAGAACGCCATGGAGGGCATTCACTCGGAGACGTACTCGCTTCTGATTGATACGTATGTCAAGGATGAGGCCGAGAAGGCTAAGCTGTTCGACGGTATCAATACGATTGCGTGCATTGGCAAGAAGGCTCAGTGGGCCCAGAAGTGGATCGAGTCGACCGACGACTTTCACACCCGTCTCATTGCCTTTGCCTGCGTGGAGGGCATCTTCTTCTCGGGTGCGTTCTGTTCGATTTATTGGCTGAAGAAGCGTGGCCTCATGCCTGGCCTGACCTTCTCCAACGAGCTCATTTCTCGCGATGAGGGCCTCCACACCCAGTTCGCAGTCGCACTCTATCACACGCTGGAGCCGCGTCCGGCCGCCCTCATTCAGACCATCATCAAGGAGGCGGTGGAGCTTGAGAAGGAGTTCATCTGCGAGGCCCTGTCGTGCTCGCTGATTGGTATGAATGCGAAGATGATGAGTCAGTACATTGAGTTCGTGGCCGACCGTCTTGCTGTGCAGCTGGGAGTTCCCAAGGTGTACGGTACGACGAATCCGTTTGACTTTATGGATTTGATTAGCTTGGAGGGCAAGACCAACTTCTTCGAGAAGAAGGTGTCAGACTATTCGCGTCCCATGGGAAATGACGCCGTGCGGTTTGATGAGGATTTCTAGTCCGACGTGTACAGAATGTTGCCATAGGGCGGCTCCAGCTTGAGGGGCCGCTCAGGGAGTGCAGACGACTCAAATCGCTCACGAGAGAAGAACGCAATCACCAGACACACAAGCAGGAAGATACCAGCGTACTTGAACCACGCACGCATTGTGTTGAACGCGGAAGATTTCTGGGATATACCTAATGGAAGACCCCGGAATCATAGCATATTCCCAAATTCCAGCTGGATGCGAGTTCCTTGATAAGACTGAGCCAGACACTCGACCCCTGGGAACATTCGCACACGGTACAAGGGTATGCATGCGTGAAAAGGGGAAGTTCCTGAAGGGTACTATT